CATGTAAGCTATAAGCTTCTCAGCATCTGGGGTGGTATGTACTAATGATACTGTATGATACATGTAAGAGGTGGTTTAACGTAGTTGGTGGTAGTACTTATAAGATGAGTACGGAAACGAATCATCAGATAAGAAGGAAGGAGGAAGGTTGTCGTTAAGACAACCGCCGAGTTCCTTCCTTCGCAGAAGTCGGGTCCACCCTTCCCTTCTCCTGTATACATGTGGGACCGTTCTAAACCCAGTTAGGGACTGAGTTTTTACCACCACCTTTTGCTTGTTGTCGTTGTTCGTAATTCATGCCTAAAACCATATGATTTGCAGAGGATTGAGGGTCTTCAATAAACTCTTCTAACATTTGATTCCACTCAATACGTTTACGTTCTTTGATTGCTTCTTGGGCAGAGATACCCATAGCATCTGTAAAGTATTTAACGCCTTGAGCTAGGCAGTCTATTCTGTCGTCGTGTTTAACTGCGCCTTTTTCACGGCACATACGAGACATCTGATAGAACAACATGTACATCAATCGTTTTTCAGGAGCTTCATCGGGGTTAGACCGGAAGTCCCACTCGATGACGGACTTGTCAATAACGAGTCGGTGTTGATTGAGGACGGGTTCAAGGGAATCGATGATTCGATCTTCTTTTCTAACAGTTGCTCTGACTTCTTCAACATCGCATCTTTGATTAGTTTGTTGGAGATGTTTGCGGAACAACTCGCTAACAATACCGTCGCCAAAGTTAGTTTCAATGACAAGCTTAGATACTTCATACTTTTTACAACCTTTTAGAATGTCCAGAAGTGTGTTGTCTGAGTATCCGTCTCTGTAAGCACGCATTTCGTGCAAGTACAAGATACCGTTACGTTGGGAGAGATAAGCTGCTGTCGTCTCATCCGATCCACGACCCGACGGGTCCACAGAGCAGATTGTCTCAGCGTAATCACCCCATTCCCCCTGGAGCTGCATTGGACTGTAGAAATAATCTCCAGGTAGTCCGACAGTGGGGAGTTCTTTGATACAATTTTTTGGGTCTGAGCACCAGATGACGGACTCAGGAGCAGACTTAGGGTTAACAGAGGTAACGATAAGGTCCGCACATTTAAGTGGAAATTTGTCAGCATCACTAAGTGAGGTGTCTAGCATGAACTGCAACATAAAGTTGCTACGACCCATTGACGCTTCACGTTCAATCAGGTCTTCATTATCAAAACGGTCATCTGTTACGTCCCATTTCTCTGCACCGTTTTCAACATCTTCGACCAGCTGAGGCGCTAGGAGCCCCTCGTAATTGCTTGTCTTACGTGGATACCGTGCAGGCCAAACAAACGGTTTGTAAGAGCGCTCTGCAAGGCGTTTATAGACCGTAAAGGTAGTCTGAGGGGTACCTAAATACATAATACGTGAATCATCCTTTGGTGTAAGGATAGATTCAGCTTCTGTACAAAGTTGTAGGAGCTTTTCTCTCATCAACTCCGTCATTGAGTTGCCAGGAACTTCAATGTCGTCTAGAATCATGAGGTCGGCGCGAGAGCCCGTCAACTGACCTGTGATTCCAACGGACTTTACGCTTGGGGCTTGGTGGGGTGAGCACTTCACATCGAAGCTTACCCTGCTCCACCTTGCATCGTCTCCAGTCGGTCGTAAATGAGAAAGCCATGGCGTTTCAATAATAAGTTTTTGTAGAAAGATAGACATGTTATCTGCACGTTCTTTAGACGCGGAGATAATCATAATCTTTCGCTCTGGATCGTTAAAGAGAGTCCAGAGAACAAATGCGCCTGTGATCCACGACTTACCAACTCCACGGAAAGCCTGTATCTGAAGACGCTTAGGTCCATGTTGAAGATAGTCTGCGATAGCATATTGCGCACGTGTAGGATTGGGTAGATCAAGCTCCGCCCACAGAGCCTGTAGGAAGAGCTTGAAGTCACCTTGTAGAAGGTCTAGTGTATTCATCGATTAAGTACGGGAAGGTAAACTGACCCATTTCTAACAGCAGGTTCCATTCTAGGTCCAGCTCTAAAAGTGTCAATTCCAAAATTAGCAAGATCTGCTAAATTACCAACAGCTGGGATATTACCGGCAACTGCTAACTTAGCTTGTACAACATCAGCAGGGTCTTTAGTTTTTGCTGCTTTAGCTGTACGTCTTGCTGCGTCCTCAATACCAAACGCAACTCCAACAACTGGAAGGGCTGAGTACAAAGATCTAGCACCTACCAAACGGTTAGGGAAGGACAATTTCATTGACCCTCCAACTAATTTTGGTTTAACAAGCTCTTGGTAACTACCAGTAATTGCTGGTTCAATAGCAGGACTACGTGCAATTTTACGCATTTCTGCAATTTCTGCCTGTGTATTATCAGGCATATAAGCACGTTCTAGTCCTGGAATCCGCCGCACTGCCTGCACACGAGGTGCATCTGTAGCCTTACCAACTTCAAAATCTGCAAGCTGAGGACCGATGCGTGCGTCAAGAGCTTCAAACAAAGCTTTTTCGTTAGAAATTTCAGCAGGTGTAAGGTCACTAGCGTACCCTGCTGTACCAAATCTATGAGCAGTAGTACTTGCGTCAGGGTTTTTACCGATACCAGAAGCACGTTCTAGACCAGTTGCTTTGTCGTCAGCTTTGTGTGCAAAGTTAGATAGTGCTGTATCACCACGGATAACACCTTTTTCACCTGTAGCTTGACCAAACCTCATACCATATTTGTCTTGCAAACGCTGAATAGCGCCGCGAACAACATCTCCCTCAGCTCTTGCCAAGGTGCTACCACCTGTCCGTTGTTGAACTAGGTGGTGAATAGTATCATCAGCAAGCAATTCCCACGCCTTCATGGTGCTCATTTCCATGCGGCGGATAGCGTTTGTTAGTTTTTTAGCATCTCCACCAGCGGCTTCAATAGCTTCAGGGTAAGCTTGAGGATCAAGGTCCAGGTTGCTTACCGCTTTTCTAACTTTTTTGAGTAGTGACGGTTCACGACCTGTGGCTTTACGTTGTACAATCAGATCGTCTTCTAAACCAACCAACAACTCTCTAGCATAGTCATGCAACTGGGCTAGTTCTTTATCCATTAAGCAATGTGCTCCAATAAAACTTTTTCACGGAGCCTATTGACTCCAAATCTTGCCCTCATCCATTCAAGGACGTGGGCACTTCCTTTCTCCTGATTACAACGGGTACAGGCACATACGACATTCGTTGCGACATCCTGACCCCCACGAGACCTAGGATGAACATGATCGATAGATAACTGACTAAGGTCATAAGTTTTTCCGCAATAAATACATGTATGGTCAAAGTGTTCCTTAATAGAGCGCCTCCACAGGCGCTTGGCTTCTGGAGAGGTCATAGCTATTAAGTTAAAAAGATAGTCGTCAGGAGTTGGAAGAAGGGGAGTCATGCGCGGCCTTTACGTGCTCGGTTTTTAGATGCTTTTTCAAGAAATGTTTTACCATTCTTTTTGTGTGATACATCTTTACCATCACCGTTGCCATAAGTTCCGCGTCTCCGATTTTCTTTGTTAAGTGCAGATCGTTTCTTGATCTGTAGTTTAGATGAGTCGTACTTTTTTTGATACGACTTATAGTTACCGTTAGCGTACTTAGCGCCGCTGTATTTAGACGTGCGAGCCATTCATCCTCCGTTGTACAAGCTCGGGGTCTACCTGTGGCATCACCGCCGCTAGTTTAGACAGTGGGTTACCTTCCATAGCAACACCACTGATGTCGTTAGTTTTAAGCCAGTCGCAAGCTGCTTTTAGATCTGCAGTAGAAGCCTCGCCCGATTTAATACGGGCAAGGAACTCCTTAGTGACAAGATTATGCAGCTCGTTAAACTGATCTTCAGTCGCTTTTTTCTTTGTCATTTACTGCTACAATAGGTACTACGTCATGACATAGAACTTCCACACGAGAACCAGGTCTAAACATAAACCCAGCTTTCATAATCTCGGTGCATTTGAGTGCCCTCACAAGTTCGTAGTCAAGACGTAACTTTGCTTCGTGTTTTTTGGCTATGCTTTTACATAGCTCGATCATCCCACCATCCAAAGGTACACTAAAATTAAGCTGTGCACCAAAGTTGTTATTCCTAACGTAACCGTCAGTTTCACGAGGAATGGTGTCATTGCCCATGTAAAACGGGCTAAATTGCATTGTAGCGCCGTTACAACTGACGTTGTTGGCGAAGTATTGCCGAGATGGTGCTCCATTATTCTGGAATTGTACGGCTTGATTTGTTACATTACCCGTAGCGGCTGCCACGGGATTAGAACTGTTTTGAACTGTAGGGTCTTCAGCTGCAAATGCTGGGCTTACTGAGAGAAGACAGACAGCGAGGTAGTGGTGGAGGTGGACTCGATTAGTTCTTCGATCACGATGTTCTCCACAACTCCTGCATCCCGCACGACTGTTTCCAGTTGAAACTGCTCGCCTGCGTTGGTCACTGAATAGGTTGTAGAATCGCTCAAGATATCCCCGCTGGGGGTTACGTTTGTTCCAGACCATGACTTGTAATCACCACCATAGATGTTCGTCTCAATCGTACGATCGATGTCCACAGTGGTAGTCGTGGTGGATTGCATACTACCCTGAGTAAAGTTAGGTGTAACTTGCTGAGCTGCAGCAGGTGAGGCTAGAAACAAAAGGATAAGAAGCTTTTTCATGGTTCTTTTTTCTTAGAATCGTCTGGTTTGCTATTTCTGTTGTTAGAAGTGTTAAGACCAAATGTAGCCAATGCACCAGTAAATACACTGGCTACGAATGTAATGTCGCCACCGCTTTGACCTTTTTTAATCATGGGGATGTCAACATAATTAAGAGTAATAATAAAACCACTCCATACTACAACACCTAGTCGAACAAAAGTTCCAAGAATTTCAATATCCTTCTCGGCGTGTTCTTTCACTTTTTTTAAGAAGGGTTTTTTTTGTTCTTTTTCTTCGTTAGTTTGCTCCATGCTTGTTTAAGTAGGGGCTTTATTAGTGATACTAAATGTTTAAAAATAGATGTAGCTGTAAGGGTGGCAGCAACAGAGATAACGGCTGTTGTAGCTGCAGCTGTCATAATTTCAGTTGACGGCATAGGGACTTCTTTATCCGTAAATGGCACGTCAATCATCTGCACCTCTTTTGGTTTAGGTGCTTTTGTTTTGCTTGGTGCTTTATCCTCGTTTGTTCCCCTCACACCCGGTGGCGGGCGCAGGTCACTAGGAGGGACTACAAGGGGCTTGTAACTAGGTAACTGAGCCCTTGGTACCTCTAGGACCGGCGCAGGCATCACAGGCGCTTCTGGAAGCGTTAGAGAAGGGAATGACGGAGGATCACTCCAGGGGTCCACCGAACAAACCTCGTTCGATAAACTTTACTGCCTGATCATCAACAGTGTTGTCGGTTTGTTCAGCCAGTTTGGCGAGAAGGTCAACGATAAGACGCTTAACCTTTTCAGAGTTGATAAATGAAAAAAGAATTGGACGGATAAGGGTGATCATGGTTCAGTAGGCCACGCAGTGGCAAGATTAGGGTTATCGATCATGACAGGGTTACCGTCGTCATCAACGACAGGGTTGCTGTCATCATCAGTTTGTTGGATCTGTGCACTGCCATACAACAGCTCTTTGAGAGCAGGTACATCGGCACAAGCGTCAATCTCTGTTTGACGTGTGTTGCACACAGTACGTACGTCACGGCGGTAGTTAAACCACGGAAGCGGAAGAGAGCCACCAGTTTCACGTGCTTTGATTACACGCCAATCAGATTGACCAAGAGTAGCGCTAGCGTATTCAGATTGCTTAGCTTTCCAAGTTTCCTTAAGTTGATCGAGATCTTTGGGGTTATCGACACCCCAGTAGAACCGTTGATCCCAAGACGCCACAGGGGCGTCCGAGACTTCAACGATACCAATGGCTTGCTTCTCCTCCAAAGAAGTCAGGCGCAGCCAATTAGCGGGATATTGAATCCCGTCATGAACAAATGCCTTGTCATATCGCAAGGTCTTACCATTAAGTTGAAGCATAGTTAGATGTTGTAATTAGCGTGCGCGGGCGGTTTTGAAGGGATTTTCAGCAAAGGCCATATATATGTATTCGTTACCAGTTTGGTTTGCCAAGCCACCGGCATATCGCAGCTTGAAGCCATTGCTTAAAAAGTCCACTACGTTGGATGTGCTTTCGGCTGAAGTGGAACTAGGATACAAGTATTTTTCTGCTGTGTTAAATGTATCTCTTGTTGAGTCAAGCATGATCCAATCGCCGGTTGTGTCGTACCGCTTCAAGATCAAAAATGCTGGACGGAAACCTGTATGTACAAAGGGGCCATCTGTGCTTGAATTTCCGGCATATTCTCCAAACGCGCTATAGCCTTCGACAGGTGCAAAGCAGTAGGCGATGTAGGTAGTACTGTTTGTGTTGTAATTACTGTAAGTTTGAACTGTCAAGGTTGATGAACTGACACCAAAAGTATTAGCAACATTTACCTGTGCGCCTGTAGTGTCAAGCCAAAGGTAATTGTCATCACCCAAAGACTTATGGTACGTTAGCCAATTACCACTGGCGCTACGGCTTTTAAATAGGACAAATTCTGGCGTAGCATTTAATCCGTGGCCTATTGTTGTACCAGCCGTTCCATTTCCTGTATAACTAACAATCGAGAACCCAGCCGTTTGATCGGCGCGGACTACAGAATTGACTGATGGGACGTTGGGAGGGGTTCTATTGTCGTTGACAAGTAACTTGCCATTAACACTTACACCCGCAAACCAATGGTTGCCAGCACCATGGAAAGAAAATCTAGTAATCGATGTTTCGTTTAGGTTGAGCTTCACTGCTGCGATGTAAGCACCTCCACCAGGGACCTGACCAACCGCGTGAACAATAGTTTGTTGATATAAATTATATTGCGTGCCGTTTTGATTAAGCTTGACCCACCAGTCAGTGCTTCCAGAGTAATAGCAATAAACAATTACCTCGGTGACGCCACTGGCAAACTGAATCTCAGGAAAGACAACCTCGCCGGTAAAACTAGACAAGTTGTTGTTATCTAGGTATCCATTAAAAGCGAGTGGTAGGTTAGTTAGACCAGCAGTAGCAGAAGACGGAACAGCATAAGCGTTATCACTCCAGCGTTCGTCTTGGTTGTAAACAGAACTATTCAGGCTGCCAGACAACACTGTTGCTCCAGCTGTGCTGTTCGTATTAACCTGCCCACCCATTCCGCTGTGAACTGAGCAGTAGTAATACAGGGTTGGCGCACTAGCAGCAACAACAATCGTTGTCTTTGCTCCTGCACTGCCAGGCGTTCCAGTTGTCGTTACACCTGTGGTGTATTCACTGCCGCTGCCATGCGTTCCATCAGACGTAGTGGAGAACCGCAGGGGGTGACCTGAGTTGCTGCTATCCGACTGGTCAAAGACGTAAGTGCTGCCCTCCTCAAGATCAAGCGTGACCGCACTGGTGCCATGATCATCAAAACGATATTTATTGCCACTATCGCTAACAACTTTGACGGTGTAGGTTTTGCTGCTGTTTGCTCCGGCGTCCCAAGTCCAGCCAACGTATGTGCCGCCACTTGCGTTAACACCCCCAAATGTTCCAAGAGTTACGCCATCGCTTGTGAAGGCTTTTACATTCTGCGAAGCAACCGTTTCAACATAAGTATCATTCGGATAAATAGTATTTGTAGCTCCACGAACTGTGTCTGTAATGTTATGCCAGTCAGTACCATTATCGCGACGTTTTACCCATATCATGTCTGGGGAAAACTTAAATCCAGTCAGAGTGTTTTCAGCACCCGTTCCGGACCAAGTTTTAACATCAAAGTAATCCGAACCATCGGCAATCAGCGGGTCGTCAAGGTTCTGCGTGCAGAGTGACTTGAAGCCGGTTGGTGGCGTGTAGGCGAAGGGGCGTTGGCCGAAGTTGACACTCTGAGATGTAGTTTGAGACCCTCCCGACTGGTGCCCAACAAAAGGCATCAATCCATCACTTGTCGTAATACCGGAGTGTATCGGGTTAGTGCCTGCAGCGGGGTCTCCAGAAGACAACCATGTACCACTTTGATCTGTTGCCCAAAACTTACCAGTTGACGCATCAAAAGCAAAACCAAACGTTCCTGTTCGTGTAAGACCACTTTGTGAAATGGTAGTGAATGATCCGTTTGTGAAGGAGTAGTAATTATTATTATCTACAATAATCCCCCAAGAGGTAGAGTCGCCCCATACGCTGTTATTACCAGGAGACAGTGGCGTAGCAACTCCTGTGCTAGCGTTAGCACCGGTATTAGTTACAACAGTAACTTCAAAATACCAAAGCCCAGACGATGCTGCAATCGTAGCAAAAGAATTATTATAAAGTGATGAACCACTTGCATCAACATCTAAATTACCATTTGAGAGTGTTAATGAAGACCCTGCATTTAACGGATTCAACGTCGCGTAGTTACCACCGTTGTTACCGCTATCGGCTTCGTAGTTGGTTGGGGAGTCGAGAAGAGAATCACATCCACTATTAACTGGATCTCCTAAACTGTTGTCAATTAAATAAGTGACGTTTGACGGAGCATTGTACGAATCTGGCGGACTTGTTGCAATAACAACGGAATACCAGCGTGGATACTGACCTGAATATGCAACAGTGTCTCTGTACCTAAAAGCAGAAAAAATACGATCACCATTTGCTTCTGCCGTAGGCAATGCAGAAGTTACGTCAGTCCAATAATTAGTGGTAGCACTCATATTGGATGAACTTACCGCAACCTCTGTCCCATCAGTGCCGTTGGCATCAGTAAATCGGAAGAATCGATTATTGTTATTGGTAGTCTTGTAATAAATGGCAAAGTAAAGGTTGTAGCCTGAAGGAACAGTAATGTTTGACCCTGGAGTCCACGTAATTGTGTCGGCGTTACCAGCACCAGAACTAGACCATGTAGTTCCTAGAAAATCAGTATTTGCATCAAAAGCATTAACAACATTGCTTAATGTATAGCCACCTGCGCTAGTGACTGTCCCCAGAGCATCGATTTTCTGGAAAGGGGTGTACTCAGTGTGGTCAAGATTATTAACTGTCCAGTTATTCGAGCCAGCCGCATCGTATCCAAGCGCAGCGTTGCTGCTGTTGTCGGAGAAGTCGAGGTGGAAGCCGTTAGTACCGTATGATCCAGAGTATTTAATCGGACTCCAAACACCAGTGTCTTCGTCAAATTCACCGAATGATGTGGGGTCTAAACTTTGACCATCAACATGGTGAATGTCAGCATAGTACAAATTGCTATATGTGCTACCACGCCAATTACCAATTTGATGATTAACATTATTATTGACAGCAAGGTTGGCGTTTTGGGTTGGGTAGCTTGTGGCTGTATTTACAAGCTGCTCGCCATTCCAATACAAACGAATTCTGTCTGCCTGAGCAGCAAGTGTTGTATCGACGCGAATAACTAGGTGCCCCCAGGCACTTGGATCTCGTAATTTAGCTGCTGATATAAAGTAGTAAGTGCTGTAATCAGTAATGTGGAGATCTCCACCGGTGTACCATACTTCAAAAGTATCTGAAATAGTACCGCCGCTACCAGGATATGGACACTCAAAAATTCCTGAGTTTCCAGTTACGTCTGCAAATTTTATCCAAGCCGAAAAAGTCCATTGTTGCCTATTACCAGCACTAGAAAAATTTTTACTGAGATATGCCGAATCTGCTGAGTTAAACCTTAAGCTGCGTTCAATCGTGTAACCAGCAGCGCCGCCAGAACCGGCGGCACCTGCTAAAACATTATTATATACTACCATAATCAGCTATAAGCAAGTGTGACAACAGCGTGGATTGAAGTACTGCTGCGAACGATGTAATCTACGCGATCAATACCTGCTGCGGTAGTTGTTAGTACCGGCGCGGTGCCGCCAGCAAAGTCCCAATAAGAACCCCACGCGGCTGTACGGCTACCAGTGCCATCTTGCACAAGGAAGATAGAACCTGATTGACCAGCAGTGCAGTTAGAGGGGTTAGCAATAGTTAGGTTTTCACCAAGTGTCAACGTAAAGTTGTTAGAGTCATTGAAGTCAGGTGTCACAGTTGCACCAGAGGTAAGCGTAGTGATTTCACCGCGTTGTGCTGCAGTAAAGGTTTGAGCAGTGTCAGTCTTTGCAGTGTCAGCATCAAAAGCTTGGATAGTAGATCCAATGTCGGCAATGCTTGCACCCGCAGGAATAGTGACAGTGCCAGTAAAAGTAGGAGAAGCAATGTCAGCTTTAGCCGATACATCAGCTTGTGTAGAAACAAGGCTGCCGCCCTCTTTTACATACAGTTTGTCTTGGTCGGTTGCGTAGCAAATTTCACCCTCTTGAATATCAGAAACAGAGGAGTTAAGGTTAGTATAGGTACCGCGAGCAATGCGGATAGGTGTACGATTAGCTGGGGTTGGCATTAGAATGATCCTCCGTCGATAGTTGTAGAGTTAGATACAAGAGATGTTCCGCTGGCAAAGTTACCACCGTCAACAGTTAGCGCACTGGTAAGTGCATCAACATACGCTTTAGTAGCAGCATGAAGGTTAGAAGTAGGTGCACCTGCAAGTGTAAGATCACCAGTCATTGTACCGCCAGCCAGGGCAAGTTTACCGGCAAGGTTGTTAGTAACAGTAGTTGAGAAGTTTGCATCATCTCCCAAAGCAGCAGCCAACTCGTTAAGAGTGTCAAGTGCAGCAGGGGCAGAGTTAACAACGTTAGCTACTTCAGTATCGACATAGTTCTTAGTTGCAGCGTCTTGTGCAGCAGTCGGATCACCAATGTTGGTAACCTTATTTGTCAGTCCGTCCAGATTTCCACCAAGTTGTGGTGTTTGGTCAGACAGCAGGTTAAAGGCAATGGAGCCTTCAGGAATTGTAACAAAACCAGCCTCTTGATCAACTTCAAAAAACGGGTCATCAGTTTGATTACCGCCAATCTTAAACTTACCATTATGGTCAGTTGTAGCAGTCCAGATTTTACCACCGTTGCTTTCGGTAATCTGTTTTGTTTCATCGGGCACACCGCCATTTTCAGGCAGGGCGTTGTAGTTAGTACCTGAACCAACGTACTCCATAGTGTGACCACTAGAAGCAATTTGAGATCTCAGGAAAAATGATACAGTATCATCATCCACAAGACCACCATTCAATCCCAGGTTATTGCTTCGATTAGAAGGGTCAGGACGGCTGATTTTAACAGTCCATCCGTTACCGCCTTCGGTGTCAGTACGAGCTGTAGCTGACAAGATAGGGTAAGTAACATTGTTAACAGTAACAAGCATGTTACTAGCAGGGCGGTTTGTATCACCAAACCATCCTGTACCAGTAGTAGGTTCGTTAATGTTAAAGGTGAGGTCACCGGAAGATGCAGTACCGTCAGTGTTAGACGTAAAGATTGCAGTAGTAGATTTACCGTCAGCAATTAATGCCCGCTCACCAAAGTCAGTTGTAGATGCAGCCAGGTTGGCTTGACCACCATTTAGACATTTGATGTGGTACTTATTAAAGAATGCATAGCTGCTAGTAGCCTGCACATAACCGTTGTTAGTAACAAGAATACCAGGGCCATTTAGACCAACGTGAGTATAGCTGTCGCAAACAATCGAGCGCAATGGGCTAGTAACTGCTGGTACAGAACCATCAATCAAAAGACCGCCACCAGTCGGTGCAGAGTCAGTATCACCTGCAGAACCACCAGCAGGGTTAATTACATTGATGTCACTGTTGTCAATCTCAGAATCAGAGAAATTAGTACAGTTCTGGATGTACGGAGATTTGGTAATCGTACAGTTAGGGTAGAACGCAACGTTCCAACCTTGAGAAGTAGGTAGTGCAGGATCAGCACCATTACCAGTACCTGTACCAGCTTTCATGCCAGTAAAGGTTAGGTTCTGCAAGAATGTACCGCTGTTAACACGGAACATAACGCTAGTCTCTGTACCTACAGTAGGATGAATAATACAGCTACGAAGGGCAGTACCTACAATAGAAACGTTAGCACGGGTAATATCAATCGGACATACCTCTTGATACGTACCAGGTGCAACTACAACAACACTACCATCACCATAAGTGTTGTCAGAGTTGATTTGGTTTACAGCAGCTTTAATCGATGCTTTAGGACGGCTAATGCGGTGACCATCGTTGCTATCGCTACCTGATGTTGCGTCAACATAGACAACCTTAGGTTGGTTGGTAAACGTACCACCAGACGTAATAGCTTGCCAGGCATTACCATCCCAAACAGACAACGTTTTATCGTCTGCAATATCTACCCAGACACGACCTTTACCAATACCAGTGGTACTAGGCTGATCGTTTTGGACAAAGTTTTCAAAGCGACGGATAGCTGCAACAGAGGTAAAGACACTATCATCAGAACCGCCACCAGAATAGGCAGCTTCCTGGTCAGCTAATTTAACTTTATCAGTATCTTTAATCTTATCAAGATCAACACTGTTGTCAGCGATGCCTAGCGTAATAGTACCGTCACCATCATCAGTAACAGTAATACCAGTACCATCAGTGCCAATATCACCAGTAATAGCAGCGTCAATTTTACTATCAACTCGATCGTCAATAGCTTCTGCAGAGGCAAGTTTAGTGTCATCACTGACCCAGGTGTCACCATCATACAGCGTTTGATCGAATCTATTCCAATAGTAATTCTCTAAGTAAGTGTAAAGTTCATCAGGAACGTCTTGACAATTAGCTTCCTGAATAGCATATCTAACTTGCTCAAAGTTCTTATTAAGGTCATCTGACCGGATAGCTGAGCCAGGGTTAAACAAGGCACGGATGTCGTCAACCTTAGTGATCCGTCGGATCTTAACGTTGTCAACAGCAGTCTCTCCTGGAACAGTGGGGGTGGCTGGAGACGGTGGCGCACTACCAGTAAACTCTACAATAGTAGGGTTAGCATCAGTAATGCGCCAGGGGTAGGTGGCATCTGTCGTAAGTTTTTCGTCGTATTCTTTTGTAACCGCGTTCCAAAAATAAACGTGGATTTCAGATTTAAAAATGTACGGGAAGTCAAAAGAGAATTGTGTCTTTGTCCCGTTTCCAGCTTGAATTGTTTGTACGTCAGTGCACGCCATTTTGTTTAATAACGATTAGTTGGGATAGGGCTAAGACCTTGTTCAGCCCGTTGATCGTTGATCTTCTTAATCATAATGCGTTGTTCGATGGCATTACGCATTTCCGGTTCAAGGTTTGCAAACGCAAGGTTTTCAGCTTCTTTTTGTGCTGTACGTAGCATCATATGGATTTGATCATACTTGCCAATCGGTACATCTTTAGAGCCAACAAATTTACGACGCATTACTTTTAACTCCTGAATAGTATTGCGGGCGTCAGCTGTCTTAGAAATACGAGCAATTTCCCTAGCAAAGTATTGCATACGACCCATTTCAGCGTTCAATGCATTACGTTCAGCAGCACTAAGTTCAACCCCTTCACGGTTTCTAAATGCAGAAGATACATCATACTCAATGTCATACAGGAACTTCTCCTCCTTCGTCATAGCTGGATGGATTTTGACAGGAGAACCAGCGTTCCAAATACGTTGCAGCAAACTGTATTTGTTAGGAGCTTCGCCACTAACAGGACTAATAACAGTAGGCAATCTATTTGTTTGATCAACCAATCCAATCATTTGGTTACGATTAGCCAGTTGTTCAACGATATTATTGTTAAAATCTTTCAAGCCACCGTCAAGGATTCGACCAAAGCTATTACGAGCACCAGCCAAAGGACCAAGTGCGTTAACTTGACCGGCAACAAAACGGTTGGCAGCATATTCATTGCCACTCATAACTTCAACCAACGGACGCAATGCTGAAATACCAGCAGGATCCGTCAATGCAGCAGCAAGGATAAAGCTTAGTTTTTGGAATGCATTTTCAGTAGCTGCTTCACCAAGCATGTCAAAGTTGTCTGCTACGTTAGCTACAGCAGCAACCCAATTACTCAAACCAGGTCCAAGAACTTCGTTGTATTCAATACGAACACCACCAGGACCGATAACAGAACGTGGTTTAAAGTTGCTATTCTTACGACGTGCTGCGTCCAGCTGACGGTCAACAGAACCATCACCGGTAACACTAAACAAACCATCGCCAAACAGCTTGTCCTTAAGAACAGTACCGATCACCATAGAAGTAAGGAAAGTACCTACTGCCTTGCGTCCGAGTGTACGGTTCTTAAGATCAATCAAAGTGTTAAGCTTTGCCACTTCGTCCATTTGCTCTACCTTATGACCACGTGTCTTCAGGATACGTTCCATGGTCTCAGGGTTTTCCATAAATGTTTGAACTGACGTATAAGCCAGGTCATTAACATCCTGTTGGAAAGACCGCAAAGGAGCAGGGAGGTAGTCGTCAGCAACACGGACAACGTTCATCATCGTCGTAGGGAATGTGAGGAACGGTGTTAAACCAGGTATAGTGCGGATAAGTTCACCAACACTCTTACTAAGCTCAGTGTCAAGGTTAAGTGCAATATCAGCATTGCTGTACTTAACAGCCTTATCTTTGATTAGACCGTCAGCACCAAACATGCTGTTGTACTCAGCAGTAGCTAGCTCTTTGACCCGAGCAGGTGTGACTGCTTCGCCAAGCGCTTCAAGCTCATCCATTGCACGGAAACGTGCCTGAGCATTAGCAAGGGTAGCACCAGTCCAGGCATCAAAGCCTGTAAATAGGTTAGGAACCAGTCGGAACACAGGGTCAGCAGCCATAGCTTGCATCTCCTCGTATTGCTTGACTAAGAATTTAAACCCACTTCTACCACGTGCAGCCTCTTGTTCAGCAATAAACCTGTATTGCTCTAGCTTTTCTTCCTGTTTAATTACAAGGTCAAGACGAGACTGTCCTTTAACAGCATTGGGGTTTTGAGATGCTTTTGCAAACATCCTACCTGCATAAGGCAGTGCTTTCTTCTGTGTATCCCAGATAGCACTGTAAGCCATCCAACCACGCTGCAAGGCTTTCATATCTTTGTGGAGCAGAGCACCGCCAAAGTATGTCACCGGTTCAGCTACCAAACCACTGAGGTTACCAAACAATGCTTTAGCTGCGGTTTCAGGTGCAGACAAGAGACTGTTGAAATAATTAGATCTTACAGCCTGTGCAATAATGTTAGGTGATTCAGGGTTAGTATCTACAAGAGGTCGGAAGTTAACAAAGCTGTTAAGAATATCCTCGTTCATCTTTGCAATGGTGTTAATTCGACCATCGCTAAGTTCATACAACTCAAGGAAAGAATCTAGGATGTCAGGACGGTTCTGCTGCAGGTATGTCCAGTTTTCAGTAAACTTTTCACTATCAGACTGGATCTGCCGTAGTGCAGTAGGATAACCATCTTTAATCTCCTGTGCAATCTGCTCAGGTGATTTAAATAGGTTCTTGGCTTTCTCACCAAGTCTAGCAAAACCTCTTTTTTTAACAGTAAAGTAACGAGTAGAACCTACCAGTTGTTGTAGGAAGTTGATCTTATCAAGGATCTGTTCCTGAGCCTGCTCAATAGCAATAGAACCACGGTTCAACCGCATACCTTCAGCAAGGTCAGCAACCTGACCAGCCATAGACGTTGCAGTATATGCCTGAGCACGGGCAATGTCCATGCCAGTAAATTGCTTGACTAGGCTGTTCACAGAACTAAGTGCATCAGCATAACCATCTTGGGTCAGTACCTCAACACCAGCCTCATTCTTATAGATCTGTGGGTCCAGCATCCGACGCATATCATCAATGCTAGTGCTAGGGTCAAACAGTTCTAGAACAAGGTTATCACCAGCTTCAACTACTTCATCAGCAGATACAGCAAAATCATCAGCAACCATACCAACACGGTCAGCGTCTTTAAGTTGCTTAGTTAGACCAATAGTAATCTCTTCAACACCACCAGGGGTCTCTGCACCATATTTAAGCGCAGGACCACTAATGAAGTTACCGAGGCGACCATTGACTGTCCCTTTGTTGGTCTGGATACGTGCAGCATCAATACTAGCACCAACGATCCCAAAGTCGTCTACTGTACGAACACCGGTCTCACGGAAATCGTACAGGTCATGTACACCTTTAAGTGGGATGTTTGGATCATCTGTTTTACTTGCGTTGTAGTAACCCAGTTCATCCAGTGCTTCGTCCTGCTTGGCTTGGTATTCAAGCATAGCTTCTTCCGGCACTTCACTGGTAGACTTAGGTCTGTTAGCAGCAAGATACTTAACAGCTTGATCGCTTTCACCAACAATTTTAGGTGCGTTTTTAAATACGTCTTTGACTTCGCCAACGGCAGATGCAAACTTACCAGCGAATCCAATCATCGGGATCATAAATCCCATAGCTAAATCTTCGTTGATACTCTTCTGCCGTTTAAGGTCAGGGCTATCACCAGCAAGGGTAGCCCAGTTGTCAGGAATGAAATCCATTGTTTCAGGAAAACCTTGCTTAATTTGACCAAGCAGGTTATCACCTTCGTATTCAGAAGACACAGCACCAACAGCAACAGAAGCACCAGCTTCGATACCACGGCTACCTACAAACTTCATAAAAGCTGTATTGCCTAGTTGGTTGATCTTAGCTGTTGGTCCTAGCTTAGTTATAGCTTGAGCTTGCGCACCACGTCCCATAGCCATACCAGCACCCTGGAATGCCATGGTGGGGAAGACAACAGACGAGATACTCCTAACGATGCCAGCTACTTTATTTTCATAGGGCGTTGCCTTGGGAATTTGAGGCACACCATCGGGAAGGAAGAAGTTAACTGCATCAGCTGCGAAATCAGCAAGACCAGTAACGGCAGCCATATCAAGCTCACCGCCTTCTTTCCTAATCTGTTCTAAATCAATGTTGCCTTCTGCGTCTTTGTAAGGACCTTCCGTAGAAGGTGCAGAAGTCTCTTCCTGTTGTGCGGCTTCTTTGGCTGCCATGACAGCCTGCTGGGCTTGTTGCTCCTGCGGCGTAGTCATCTCTTGAGATGCTTCCAACCTTCGTTCGATGTCCAATCGTTGTTCATCAGAAAGTTGTGTTTGTCGCTCTTGCTCATCCAGCACTAAGTCATCACCTAGGTTAGAGTATTCTGAGGGATCTTTCATTGGTTACATTAAATGTTTAACTACCGTTTACCGTGAAGGAAAGAGTAGCGGTCTCCATTGGGTAGTTCAATAACTACATAATCACCATGCTCTGTTGGTTCACTTGAAACAACTGACGCACCGTTTTTAAGGAAAATTTCTGTTCCTGATTCGAGTCCATAGTCAATACCATGACTACCTCGTGCTACATGCTCATCAAAATTATCGCCAACATTATTTGTTAGTTCACGAATCCGACCAAGTGGAACCTGTCCAAATTCAGGATCTTTTACTACAACATAATCATCAAGTGCATTAGGTTCAAACCTACCACCATCGACCCGTTTCACATCAAGGTGCGGTCCAGTTGATGTAGGTCCAATGTTTCCAGAAGTATAAGCACGTACCATACTAGGACGTACAGCGTTTGCTACTCTACCGGACATCTGTGCACCACCACGTCCAATTTTAGATGGATCTCCAGACGCAAATAGTTTACGGATTTTTGAATCCGCCTCGTCCATTAGGATGGTAGATGGTGTCACACCAAGCAAAGGTTTGTTCTCCCCCATCGCAACATTAGTTGCTTGTCGGTTTGCATTGTAAAGTTCGCTTGGCTTAAGTCCAAGTCTATCAGCAGCTTCAAGAAAACCTGCAGTATATTGAACATTGCCCGAAACACTTGACGCATGAATAGCATCCATTTCTTGAGCATTAGCCATCGAATATGGTCTATCAACAATACCTGCACCGTATTTAAGTAGCTGTTCCTGGACATAATTAACTCTTTCTTGTATTTCTACATCAGAGCTTTCGATATTGGGGAACACCAGCCTGTTATTTAAAAAGCCGGTGTCTTGGTAAAAGGGGCTGGACTTGTCCCCATTAGTGCCAGCATCAACCAGTTTGTTAAGTTCTTCAAGGGCTTTAACCGGATCTCTGTGTATTTCTTTTAGTTTAAGGTACTCGCTGTCTAGACGTGCTTGTACCATAAATGTTTGTGCACTGCCTTGTTGTTCAGCGGCATTAATTTTAGTAAGTTTACGCGCCGTAGCTTTAAAACCTTTTTTAATACCTAACGCTGCAGGACCATACTTTGCTTCCTCTTGGGTTGCAAGAGCTTCACGAGCTTCTTTTTGCTGAGTGCGGTTACGGATACTGTTAACAAAAGGTGCATCAAGAGTACCGTATTTAATCCTACGGTCAATAGCCTCTTGTACTTCCTCTTTGTTGTCTGCAATACCTTCCGACAACATTGTCTTCAGCTCTTGAGGCATTGGTACACCAAGATCTCTGTACGTTTCTTCTGCAATCTGCTGAGCTTTGTACGGATCTAGTTCAATACCTCGTTCAAAGTTGTCAATGTTTTTATGAAAATACTCTACACCTTGAGCGTTTCTTAGGCGTTGTGCACGGTTTTGCTGAGCAATGTAAGCATCATCACGAGCTTGTAGAATAGCTTTCCAACGTTCAGGCCATTCTTGATCAAAAGTTTTACCGTTACCTTTAAAATCTACTTGACGAAAAACTTCAATATCAACATCAATAGCTCCACTTGCTCTTGTTTGAAAAGCATCGAGTGCTTCTGTATTACCCTGTGCTAGTTTCCTGTGAGCAAATGCTAAGGTCTGTGCTTCAGTAGTGTTAGCTGCTTCAATGTTTTTAGCAGTCGATTCAACCTGAGCATCAGCCAGCTCACCTTCAGCTTTACGAGCCTGGTCGTGGTAAACCTTGCCAATTTTTCTCAGTTTTTCAACTGCATCAGCAACATACAAACCATCGGTAACACCTGTTAGCTTGAATAGATCTTTTAGGGTAATGTTAAAAAGTTGCTCGGAAAGATACCTGTTATCCTTTGCTTCAATACCTCTAAACTCTCTACCATCATCAGCCACATATACTGTTTCAGCATCGTTGTAACGACCTGTCAACAGGATATCACCATTAACAAGAAATGATTTGTTTGTAACTAGCTGTTTTTCTACACCAGTAGTAGCTGGGTTGCTAGCGTGAGCTTTTTTAGTTTCAACAGGGTCTGCGTTTGTTTCAACAGCATCTGCGTTAATTTCAGTGCCAAGTTTAATGCCACCAATACCAAGGGTTGCTTCACCTGCAATCCGCTCTTCCAGCTCTTCGCGGGAGTAAGTTTCAATAGGTCTTGCAGCAACCTCTGCTGTTAGATCCTCTAATTCCTGCTTTTTTCTTTTAGCCTGGGTTTCAGCTGCCGTAGCACTAAAATCTACAAGGCTATCAAAAATAGACGCCATTGCCTGTTGGTCAATTTGCGCCTGTTTCTGAGCACCTTGGATATTAGCGATCTCCTGCCTACCTTCGTTTTCAAGGTTACGCATTTCGATCGCATTATTTTCACGAGTAATCTGCTCTGTATAAGCAGCATTCTCTTTCATTGCCTGGAGGTTTTGATCGCGCTGATCTTTTTCAGCCCGACGCCTGCGCTCCATTCCTTGGATAAGCCGGTTGCTTTCTTCACGCATCCGGGCAATACCCGCTGTACTTAATTGTTGTGGACGAAAACCCTTACTTCGTGAAGCGGGTCTGTACTGGATACGTGCCATAGTTTAAAATGCTTTACCTGAAAAATCTACACCGTGGAGGTTAGTAGCCGCACTGGCAATACCGCTAATGAGAGGTGCCCAGGTGCTCTGCTGTTGAGCCGGAGGAACGAATCCGGGGATAGCCTCCATACGGTCAACAAACTCACGCTCAGGGGGCATTTCAGGAGCAGGGTCATACGACAACCGTTCAGGAAATAGCATCATGTTAGCGCGGGTATTGACATCAGCGTACTTACGTTCCAATGTAATCTGCTTAATGTTCTGCTCAGCCTGGCGGATAGCACTCTGCATGTTAGCACGCATAACCTCTTGGTTACCTTGAGCAGTAGCTTCTGCATTTTCAATGGCGTTTTCAATCTTGCTCAAGTTAAGACCAACACCCAATTCTGCCAAACTAGCGTCTGCATTAATCTCTGCCATAGCGATTGCAGCTTTTTTGTTTCTACCAGACAGCTCTGACTCTAATGCCATCAGACTTCGGTGCAGGTTTGCCCTGTTAGCTTGTTGTGCCTTAGCAGTTGATTTACCAGCCTGACCGGTCTGAGTGGCACCTTGAGCCATCAAGCTTTCAACCATTGCAGTTTCTTTAGACAAGGCATTTTGTGATGCCATCTGCATCATGTCAGCTTGTAGGTTTTGTCCAGCAAACTTTTTACGGTTTTGGATACCTTCCAGCTGAAGTCCTTGCTCTTGCCTTCCAATGTTACCATCAAAATACGCCTGCTTAAGTGCAGACATATTATCTTGGTGTTGGAAGTTGTGCTGAATAAATGCTTCTTTAATAGCATCCTGCTCAGCTTGAATACCCTCAGCTTCTGCTACAGCATTTAAACCAAGCTGTGCATTACCAATAGCTTGGTCTTTTTGGTACTGTTTAAGTGTATTAAGATATTGAAAATCCTGGATTTCAGCACCACGTTGCCAGTTTTGTAGGTTTGTTTCGTGGCTATACTCACGCATTGCGTAGTAGTTAGCCTTATCAGCTGCATCTAACTTATCGTTATGTTCGTTAGTTAGTTTAGCAACCTTTTCGTTATGCTCTCGCTGTTTCCTTTCAGCTTCTCTAGCACGTCTATTTGACCTACTAGCTGATCTGGAGCCCATGATGCCGCCCAGGACTGACATTCCAGCGCCAATAGCAGCGAAGCCCCAGCTCATCTCAAGACCAGAGACAGCAAGCTGTTGATCCAGTAAATTTTCTTTTGGATTAAACATCAAGCCCTCCTATAGAATCGTGGGGAATAGTTACCTTCCCACATCATTGACACCAACGATACAGGGTATGGAAAATCACTTGTCACTTTTAATTCAAAATTAGTATTACGTTGATGGATGGGGACAATAAATTGCCTCTCCGATTTAACAGGGTTAGTGTCAGCTGAATAGCGGTCACCATCTGTTGTATGCTCTACAGGCTTCCATTCATTAGAACCATCAGCCTTGATTTTAAACCTGACGGAACCTGTTCTACCAACAGAGAACTTAACTCTGGAAATAGTCAAGGTAGCAGTAAAGTCAGTTACGTTAGTGTCAGGGCGGTAGTAGATCTTAGGTAGCTCGACCTCAAAATCATAACCATAGCCTACAATAATACCATCAGCATAGTCTGTAAACTTACCTTTAACCTCAAAGTATCTATAACCAGTACCAGTCTCAACACGCTCTAGTGCTAATGCATAGTAGCCTTCATCTGAATCGATAACTGAATCAGTGCCTACATCTGCTGAAGGAACAGCAAGATACATAGTAGCTTCTTTATCGTCAATAGGTGTGTAGGGTACGTAGATCTTAGTGATATCATTTGTCTCGTCATACACCACAGCTTCTACAGAAGCGTGAGGCTTGACAGGACGTGTTGCCATGTCTAGACACGGGCTACCAGTCATGCTAGTAGAGGTTGCTACTACATCACCAGTCGGGATTTCGTCTAGTGTAACCTTACCAATCGTGTATTCATCTTCGTGCTGAGATACAACGGTGACATCATCATCGATAATATCAGCAGCTTGGATTGTACCAGGTAGTTGCCACTTAACCCATGCTTGGAATAGGTCCTTCTCTCCGTTGTTATAGAATCTGTAGAGATAGATATATGACGACTGAGTGTCAGTCAACATGACCACAGAGTTCTGAGGGCTAACAGTAAGAGCATCGACTGTATCAGGAATCCACTCTAGCACAACCTTACTGATGTCTACCACCAGGGGGCTCTGCTCAATCTCTCGTAGCTGGAGGGTAAACAACTTAGAGTACCCAGGCACTCTGTTAACAAATGCAGCTGTAGTACCTACGTCAACAGGTGAAATATCAGATGACATCTCATAGTTAGAGATAGACCTAATCACTGTTGTCTTAGGTGTCATCGTAGTTGCACTAGCAGAATACACCTGGAACTGTTGACGAGCACTGAATAGCAGCAAACCTTGTGGAGAAGGCAGCACGTCATTCAGGACCACGGGACGGACACTGGCTACGTTCAAATCAATAGGATCTGAATCGACTTGAGTCAGTGCTGATTTAACAAAGAAGTTAAAGGAGTCGTTAGCAACACCAAGGAAGATATTATCCTCTGATAGTAAACCAAACCTATTGTTATAAAAAAAGGTAGATGTAACCTTATCACCAATAAAAGACGGTTTAGGATTACTGTTGTCATCACCTACCAGCCTAGCAGTCCAAGGGATTGGTTTAAAGTTAAAGGTAGTAGCGCCTGTATTCTCCAGCTGGAAGGGCATGGTAGCAGCATCCAGACCTGGGGACACATCTCTAGCCAGAGTTTCTTTCCAGAAACCTTTACCACGTGTACCATTAAATGCTTCAAACTCCAAGTAGTAATCATCATCAGCAGAGTTTGTATTCCGCACTTTTACGTGATGACCGTTAAAGGATTCAGTAGGTAGATCAGCAGATGAACCTACACTGTCTTGGAACACTTCAATACCTACGTTACCTAGACCACCCTTAGCTTCAATAGTAAAGGCTGTAGCAGCTCCAGTAGGGGCTGTGTAGTCCGTAACGACAGCGTTGGTACCTGCAGTACGTTTGATGACCAGGCTGTTTGTATAGGCTTCTAGAGACCATACACCGTCAAAGTCTGCGTTGCTGGCAGTATGCTGCGCCTCAATAGTAGCTTTGATGGCGTCCACCAGGTGGTGGTTTATATTGACATCACTAGAGTCATACACAAGCATATCATCAAATGTTGTATGGCTTTGTGCATTTACTGTGGTTGTAATGCCTTGAATAGTAACGATGTAATCCAGACCGTTGGTGACTGAATTCAGTTTCAGTGTACCTACAGCGTTTGCAGTATATGTATTATCAGACTGCATAGCTGTGGTTACCGTCTTGTTAGTAATAACAGTAACGTCCTGCACACTACGGAAGTGGTAATCTGACTGTTTTGTACCAGTCAAATAAGCAGTACCAGTATTAGTTACAGTACAAAAGGTACCGTCTTCTTTAGTCCATACATAAATGTTAGTACCCTTAATAGCTCCAATGTAAGAACCAGCGTTGTCACGGTCAATAAAAAACCATGCAGCATCAGCTAGTTCTGTCTTGCTGAACGCAGTGCCATCAGCTTTCTTCAATGTGTTGACATGCTCCATGCCAGGTCTTTTAAGCAGACCAAAGGTAGGATCAGGGTACCCGTTAACACACTCTGTTACTTGGTTGATTAACTTTTTGTCATCATTTTGGCGGGATACACCACCAAGGAAATTGGGAATTGTCTGGGTTATTGCTGGCATTAGCGTTGCAAGGTATGGAACGGCTTGTAAGGACGGTAGAAGTTGCCGCTGTCAGGCGCTCCAAAGAAGGTAAAGTCACCTTGATTACACTCGTACTCCATAGCTTGAGAACGTGTGGTAAGCTCCTTCTGTTGCAGGATCTGATACTGATTGCTATCACCGATGATACGGCTAGACACAATAGCAGCAGCCCTAGCTACAATGTGAGCTTGGATAGGTGCAGGGATATTCTCCCATTCAAAATACCAAACAACATCTACATAAACAATTTCAGCAGTCCATGTGTAAGAATGACCCTTTTTGTCATACAGCTTACCACCACGGAAGATAGCTTCTTTTTCAATGTTCTCAGGGTAGCTTTGGTTCAAGTCCATCTGCAGAACATCGTCTGGAATCCTGATCTCATTGTTAGAGTCAGGTGTAATTTTATAATCGAATTCAGTATTAAATGACCAGCCTTCGCTCTGTACCTCACGTGACACTTCTCTCAGGGTGTTGAGTGCAATCGCAACGTCCGGGTTGGTTTGAGTTTCAACTCTAGTAGTAACCTCACTACGAGTTAGAGTACGTTCAGCTACAGTCTGAGAGATGTTCAGAGTGTAGTTGTAAGTAACAGGGTCAGTAGCAGGAGTGACTTCTGTACCGGCAACAGCAATAGACGTACCAGCTGTAACACCAGTTCCGCCGATATAAGTACCGACAGGGATGTTAGCAGTTTCAGTAGTCAAAGTGGTGCCAGAAATAGAGCCAGTAAACCGGCTGACCTCACTAACAACAAAGGTTTCTTCAGTTGTCAACGTGGTTACAGGAGCCTGACCAACTGACGCCAGGATCTGATTAACAGCTTTAAGCTCAGTGGAGCCAGTAGTTAGGTAAGGCATAATTGCAAATGAGTATTATTCTCAATAAAGAATTAAAAAAAAGGAGCCCCCGAAGAGGCTCCCGTATAACCGCAATCAGAAGGCGGCAGGCTTGGTAGCAGTACCAGCAAACAGTTCCACAGAAGCGGCGGGATTCAGGTAGTCAGCGCCCATGGCGAGACGACCCAGGATCACGTCACCCTGGTAGATGGTGGACACATCACCACTGGTGACTTGCACCTGAGGAGCGATGGCTTCCACGCAGCCAGCAGCTTCACGTTGGAAGATGAGGCCACAGCTGTTAGCGAATTCGGTTTCTTCACCGTACTCATTGTTGATACCAGCAACATCGTTGGCAGCATCTTCAATAGCTTCGGACACGAAGGAACCAGTGTTACCAGGATCGGTCACACCAGGGTTCGTGGCAGAACCAGTACCGTACTTGGTACCGTACTGAGAGAAGAACGGAATGTTCATAGACTTGTAGATCTTGATACCGGCGATCTCGACCACGCCGGAACCACCCTGCAGGGCAGAGCCTTGGGCGTCACGATTCACCAAACCATTGCTACCGACCTCTTGGATCAGGGCATAGTATTGGCGAGGATTGAGGATCCCGACACGCCCGTCCTGGCTGACACCCTTCTCATCGAGGGCAGCAGCGGCGTCGTAGAATGCGGTCACCAGCTTAGCGGAATCATAGGCATCAGAAGCAGCGGTGCCGGAAGAACCAACACGGATCTGAGTACCACCCGGCTCGACATAGCCAGTCTTAGTGATCGGAGAAGCAGCACGTGCACCACGAGTGATAGCACGGAAGATCAAACGATCATACTTTTGAGCAAGAGCGTAACCGATCTTACGAGAGATCTCAGAACGCATGTCGTAATGAGAAAGGGTCTCATCAAGGTCATACAGGAATGCACTGGAGATCAGCAGATCATCGACCGTGATGGTCTTCTCAGCCACCGGAGGTGCCCCGTTGGAGTCACCCAGGATGCTGTTGCCAGGCGTATGGAATTCCGCCTTGGTGTGACCAGTGTAGATGAACTGGAGAGATTTTCCGTTGGTCAGCGTACGACGCATAACCAGATCCCGAGCGATAGCATTATGCTGGAATCCTTTGAACATTTCTCCACTGAAGAGCTTCAAGTAGAGGGCGCGGGCATCACCCGCACTGTTAGATTGACCCGGGCGCGTAAGCTGCGCGGGGTTCACAGAAGATTGAAAAGCCATTTCTAATAGTTAGAATTTATTTTAACAAGCTTCAAACGTTTGAAAAATTTTTTGTGGTCTATCCCACCGTCATGACGGCTAGAGGTGTCGGCGTACCGGCTCTAACCAATGCAAGGGAGGTCCGACTCTGAGGTGCCTCCCAAGCTTTTACAGAAGACCTTTAAGGCACTTCTTTTGTTTACGGCATTCTGGCTTTTTATCACCACATTGACCGCATCGTTTGAATACAACCGGGGTATCACCAGGTGTCATACTTGTAACACTAGCTTTAACCTCAGACGATTGCATTGTTTGTGCACTCTTTTTACGAGCAGGCATAATTAGTTAAGAACAGTTTTTTTATATGCTGTGCCACGATAGCACAGTGCGACTTCTTTTTGTTGACGGAGCATTTTGTTATACTCTTTGATGATGAAGCGCTTTTCGAGATCAGACATAGTTCGTACAAGATAAACCTAAGCCCCGTTCCATGCTTAGGCAACATGCGTCCCAGTGGGATGAACGTACGAATTGATTAGCCGATTGCAGGAGCTTGCAGAGCCACAGGAGTAGTGGAAGCAGAAGCAAGATCCAGCGGGAAGTTGTGAGCATTACGCTCGTGCATAACTTCAAAACCGAGGTTAGCACGGTTGAGAATATCAGCCCATGTGTTCACCACATGACCTTGACTCTCAGTAATGGATTGATTGAAGTTGAACCCGTTAAGGTTGAATGCCATGGTGCTGACGCCGAGGGCGGCAAACCAGATTCCAACGACGGGCCATGCTGCGAGGAAGAAATGCAGCGAGCGAGAATTGTTAAAAGATGCATACTGGAAAATCAGTCGTCCAAAATATCCATGCGCTGCAACGATGTTGTAGGTCTCTTCCTCTTGACCAAACTTATAACCATAGTTCTGTGAGACCTCTTCAGTCGTTTCCCGGATGAGCGAAGAAGTAACCAGACTACCATGCATAGCACTAAACAAAGCGCCACCGAAGACGCCAGCAACTCCCAACATATGGAAAGGGTGCATAAGGATATTATGTTCAGCTTGGAAAACCAGCATGTAGTTGAACGTACCGCTGATGCCGAGCGGCATACCGTCAGAGAAAGAACCCTGACCAAACGGGTAAACGAGAAATACCGCCGTCGCTGCGGCGACCGGAGCAGAATAAGCAACAAAGATCCAGGGCCTCATCCCTAATCGATAACTAAGTTCCCATTCGCGTCCCATGTAAGAAAAGACACCAATGAGGAAGTGGAAAACGACGAGCTGATATGGACCCCCATTGTAGAGCCATTCATCAAGTGTATTAGCTTCCCAAATTGGGTAGAAGTGTAGTCCGATGGCATTGCTGCTCGGAACGACGGCTCCCGATATGATGTTGTTTCCATACATAAGGGAGCCTGAAACTGGTTCACGGATTCCATCGATATCAACGGGTGGCGCTGCGACGAACGCCGTAATAAAACAAATAGTAGCGGCGAGAAGGCACGGAATCATCAAGATGCCAAACCAGCCAACGTATAAACGGTTGTTAGTGGACGTTACCCACGCACAAAAATCTTCCCACGACGATTGTTGGCGAGAAGAAATTACAGAAGCTGCCATAATCGTTAAGAATAGATTGCCGACCCACCCACCACATATTTAATTAGAAGTTATACTTAGCGCCGACCTTAGTGCCGTAGCCGTTGTCATCTTCACCAGTGATGAAGGAAACTTCACCATAGACAGACAGTGCATCGCTCACACTGTAAGAACCACCTGCCTTACCAGACAGCTGGACATCACCGTCTTCACCATCAGGTGCCAGCAGAGCAGGACCACCCTGCACGTACCAGTTAGCACCTTCGTAACCGACGTGAACATCGGTAGCAGAGCCACCGTAATCAGAGCCAACAAAACCAGAGTTGACTTCGATGTTTGCGTAGGGACCAGCAATAGCGCCTTGAGCACAGCCGAGGAGGAAACCGGCAGCAATAATAGATTTCATGATTAGTTAATAGGGTTTACTTGTTTTTCTTTTTAGCAGTTTTAGCGGAACGGCGGAAGTTAGCAGCGGTGGGAGCACCAGGGCTACCGGGTTTCCGCATCTTTTCACCAGATCCTTTCTTGATTCTCATCCTTTTAGCATGGATGTTAGCGTAAAGACCACGTTTAGCCATTACTTTTTGCCCCCTTTCTTAGGGGGACGACCTTTCTTTGTACCGTATGTTCCTTTACCTTGTGGCATTACCAGACTCCGGGGATAATTTGACCAGTGATTGCATAAGCACCAAGAGCCGCCATGACGCCAAGCATAGCAAGACGACCATTAAGCTTCTCAGCCTTTTCATTGTGGTTCACAGTGTACTTTTCGTCGAATGTCATAGGTGGTTCGATTGCATAGAGGTTTAGACGACCCCGTTCTTCAGTAACAGTAGTCATCAGAATGATACATCAGAGTTTTCAAGACGACGCATCAGGTCAGCTCGGTACGCTGGGTCACGATCATAGCGAGGATCGCTCATGGCTGCGACCAGCTCAGCCTGACTCTTGAATGAATCGTCAGTGTTTTCTGCACCACGACCAGTCAAGGTCTGACCATCTGATCCTACACCATCGTTGTAGCGTGCTTGCAAAGCTTGGACAGCAAAGAAAATGGCACTTGGGTTACCTTCGTTCATGATACCGTCGTACATCTCAATCTCGTCCTTGGAGAAATTGCTACCAGCCCATTCAAGCATGGACTTGTATGCCTTTTCACCACCAACCATCTCCATCAGATGGTCGGCTTGCTCTTTGCTAAGCGTTTCTCCGTCTGAACTTTCTTGTTCTTTTGGTTCTTCCGCTGCAGGCTCGCTCTCGTCTTCGGTGGTCTGTACTTCATCACGTGGTTCTCCAAGTTTCTTTTGAAGTTCTACGTAAGCCTGTTCAAGAGCCTCAGTATCTTTAAACTTACCTGCAAGCAGTGGTTGCTCACCCTGTTCAAGGGATTCAGCAATAGCAAGAGACTCCTTTTCATCTGAGTTAAGAATCTCAGGCTCTGCAGGAGTCTCGTTCATTGTAAATGTTTCAGCCATTTATTACTGGGGTGGTAGTTGTTGTTCTTGTGCCTGTTGTGCAGCTTGCATCTGTGCAGCGTCAGCTTTCTGTGCTACGGCTGCCATCTGTGGTGCTTGCTGCTGTGCCATCATTGCCTGCTGCTGCTGTAGCTGTTGAGCTTGCTCAGCTTGCAGCTCTTGCATACTCTTCACAAGGTTGAGTACGTCAATACCAGACGATGCTGCCAGGCGTTTGATAACTTCATCAGGGTTGATGTATTGTGCAATAGCTTCAGGACCCATAGTTTGAGCGATGACAGTAAGGAACTGTGCAAGGCTCTCACGATCTTGACCACGACCAAGGGCATTGATGCCAGCCACGATAGTGGGGCGTACAATACCGCCTTGCGGCAGGCGTGGGATGTCGCCAGTCTTCTGTGCGACGTTAAGCTTACGATTGAGATACGGAACCAGGAACTCAACAGTCAGCAAACTGAACAGTCCACCGAGTTGCTGCTCCAGCTCCAGCTGTGTCATCCGAACCTCTTCCGCTGTAGTGCGCTCACTGTCCCTCACGTTGAGGATCAGGAATGCTTCGTTCAGGCGTTGAGTTAGTGACCCAATCATCTGATACGCAGTGGAGAAGTCCGCTGTCTTACCAACCTGTACCACACCAATGTCATCAGGGCGTCCCTGGATGATAGCACCGTTACCTGCCTTGGCAAGTGTCTGGGGCTTGGTGGTACTGCTTGGGCTGACAGTAAACACTACCTTAGCAGCTGCTGCGCTGCCTTCAACGATGGCTTGTGACAGAGCTTCAAGTGACTTCAGGTCACCGAGGAACTCCTCTACCCTACCACGTCCATAGACTTCTCCATCAACGTGGTTGAATCGTAGCACAAGCCAGGGGTTAGCGTCAAACGGAGCCTTGCCCATAGACTTAGGGAGGATGTTACCCTCCAGCTCCTGGTGCCAGACCCATCTGTTGTTGTCAAGCTTTACATGGGTATAGATTACACATTCATCATTTGGGATGTGTCCATCGTCAACCACAGAATCCTGAGACTTACTCTCATATTCCGGATAAAATTTTTTGATTAATTTTTTCGAGATTGTTTCTTTCGTTACAATTTCAATAACGTTACCGTTACCATCCCTGTCTACCACGTATCGAGAAAGAGGATAGAGTTTCAATCCATCCTTACTCATAAAGATCAGGGCATTACCAGCTACGACCAGGTGCTTAAGTGCTTGGTGAACGACCACACGGTCACCGGACTCCGCAATGGATTCCATAACAGTGCGTTCGATCTTAGCAAACGACAAGTCAAGTTCAGATCTGATCTCAGGACCAAGTTCATCAGGAAGGTTTACATCGTTAACCTGCAACTTAAAGAAGCTAGTTTGCGGTGGGAGCAGAGCAAGCATCAGCTTACTTGCAAGAGTCACCACACCTTTAGCTCCTGTTGATTGCCAGGGTGTTGTAAGTTTAAGAGCACTTTTAGTTGTGTGCTCATCTTCCCGGATAAGATATGGCAGAGTCAGTTCAGATGCTTGTCTAGCAGCATTTAGAAACTGGGAACGGCTCGAAGACAATCTGTCATAACGTTGTTTAGCAGTCATTATACGTTAAGCATTTTGTTCGGAGATTTTTCTGTAGCAGCACCAATAGAAAGTGCATCAGAAGTAGAAGCTTTAACCTTACCTCTACGTTTGAAGCCAGCAAGACCACCAAAGATACCACGCATCGGGGTAGAACCAAGTGAGAACTCAGCTTGCTGACCAGCACGAGCCTGGTTAGCTGCAGCAGTTTGTGCAGCAAGTTCACGCTGTTGACGTGCAAGTTCCTGCGCTTCCTGCTGCTCTCGAAGTTGTGTCTGATACTGAGTGTTCATGTCTTCCAACGCTTTAGTGTTAGCGTCCATGATAGTTTTTAACTGATTACCAAAACCAGTCTGCATATCGCTTATCTGACCCCGCAAGGTATTGATGGTGTCAGTATAACCACCAATCTGACCTGAAATTGTACCAAGTTGAGTTGTCAGTGTATCAATCTGACTTTGGTATGGGTTGGTAACTGTAGCTGGTGTTTCAGTATTGGTTGTAGCTGGTGTAGACTCCGGTGTGGCGGCAGGTGTGGTCGTTGGTGCTGCTGCTGGTGCATCTTTGTAGATATTCAGAGTGCCACCACTATAGCGACCACTTCCGCTGTATCTAATACTGTCAACCAAAACCTTACCTTCACCACCAGTAAAACTATATCCTTCTTTAATTCCAAGCTTACTT